TGCAGAATTTTTTGGAAACAGCACTCTGATTTGCTCACTGTTAACATTGCCGCCTTCTGCTTTGTAAACTGCTTCAAGACAAGCCCAGGTCTTTGCGGCCGCTAGAGCAGTAGTACCGTCCACATTGAATCGTTTGATAAACTGTTCTAAGTTTGACATTTTTTCAAACCTAGATATTCTTGTAATATCTATACCAATCATAAAATATTATAACATAAAAAAAGGCTACCAGAGTAGCCTTTTGGTTACTAAAGTTAAGATCAGAACTTAACTTTTAGTCCGGCGGTAACTGTGTTACCGTCAAATGCGTTAACACGGTCTTGACCGTATTGGCGACGAGCATCAACTGTGAGGTCAACAGTTTTGTTTAACGGAACACTTGCACCAACACCGAGTGTTAGAGCATAGCCGTCAACTGCGGCAGAGTTTCTGAGATGAGCAACCCCGACTTTTGGAGTAACTGTTACAGGACCAAATTTTGCAACATCGTAACCAGCTGTTAGGCTCAATCGATCTTGGTCGTTGACTTCCTTAGTGAAACGCTCAAATCCAGCAGTGACACCAACTTTGCCAAACTTCTGACCTAGTGTAATACCCATACCGTCTGTGTTTGTACCTGTGTACTCACGTGCGGCTGTTACACCAACTTCTAATGCGGATGCAGACATTGCTGCCATTGCGATTAGAGATGCGATTGCGATTTTCTTCATTTTTAATTTCCTTTAAAATAGATGATTAATTCATCATCTACTATTATATATCAGTATTAGCACCGATGTCAACTAAATCTGAGTCTAATGTTGCCAAAAGAAAACCCGCCAAAGCGGGTTTACTGCTGACTACTTATCACATTGTACGCCGTCAGCAGGCGAGTATCTTATTAGTTCCAGTACTTTGACGAATCTAACCGGTCCCAATATTCTTGATTATTACGATTGATAAAGTTTTTAATGAGATACCATCCCATTCCAAAATATCCCATCTTCTTAAACCTTCGACTATCTTGTCCAAAATAATGATTTAATATTTTGAATTTTTTAGGGCTATACTGCCTAGATAAAAAATAGTCCTCAGATGTTACTGTTTTTTCAGGAAACCCACCTAGTTCTTCAAAACGATCTCTACGAGTTAGCATAAATGCACCAATAGCAAACGGTGAGAAATATTTTAGAATATTGTTTATAACGTTAAAAAGTGTAAATCCGATCTTTGCTCGAATGTCTTGATCATAGCATTTGAGGTTTAGTCCGATAAGATCTAAGTTCTTTGACTCTATTTCAGCAACAGCATCCCGGATAACCGTATCCTTAAAGAAACGTACATCAGCATCAATGAATAAAATATATGGAGTAGTAACTAGCCGTGCTCCGTTGTTCTTGGCAGTAGAAACAGGGCCGCCTTCAATAACTTCAACATTGAGATTTCCCTTGGATACTTGAATAACTTCACGAGTGTTGTCCGTTGAACAATCTGCAATAATGATTCTGGTACTACCTATCATTTGATTACGTAAGTGCGTTAATAGATACGGAATGTAATTTTCCTCATTCTTACAAGGAATTACAATAGTAATTTTATCACTGAATTTCATTGTTTCTTGCATTCGCCTACTACCTTAAAATTTTCAAACTTTAGTTGATACGACATTGTCTTCAGGATCGATTCGCACGATGTCTGATCCGGAAACATTAATGTTATTCTTCCCGGGATGTCGTTTGGATTTTTTGAATGTATCGCTAACAATAACATTATCCACATCATCTTTCTCCTTGGTCCAAGTAACTATTTCCCAACGTCCGTCCCAATGTTCTACAAGTGCTGTGCATGACTCGACCCAATCACCGTCATTCATGTATGTGACACCGTTGATTTCTTTTATCTCTGCGTGATGTATGTGTCCGCAGATAACTCCGTCGAAGCCACGCTTCTTGCAATAGTTGGCCAAGTTCTCTTCAAATTTGAACACGAAGTCTACTGCTTTTTTAACCTTGTACTTAAGATACTGGCTAAGGCTAAAGTACCCAAAACCCATACGGCGACGAATCCAATTAAACTTATTGTTGAGTGTAAGAACAACGTCATAGGCTTTGTCTCCCAGGAATGCTATCCATGGTGCAAGACGGGTAATGCCGTCAAACAGATCTCCATGAGTGACTAGATAGTGTTTGCCGTCTGCACCTATATGTTCTATTTGATTGTGTATTTCTACTAGACCAAAGTTGAAACCATAGGGTATCATTGGTCTTAAGAATTCATCGTGATTGCCTGCTATGAATACAACACGGGTGCCACGCTTGGCGTGTCCTAGTACTCTGCGTACCACATTAGTGTGGCTCTGTTTCCAACGCCATTTGTTTTGTTGTATTTTCCAAGCGTCGATGATATCGCCTACAAGATATAGTGTATCACAACTATTATGCTTGAGAAAATTATTGAGCTGTTCCGCCTTACAGTCTTTTGTACCTAAATGGACATCACTCACAAAAATACTACGATAAGTTTTTTGCATAGCAATATTTATCGTAGTATTATGTTTAAAAGATTACAGTTGTATTACAATCTTAAATCCTTACCAAAGTCCATTTGTGTGTAAACGGTTTGCCTTCGGCCTTGTGTTTCAAGATTTTGGCGAACTCTTTTAAACGAAGTTCGTATTGTTTCTCGGCATCGTGGTCGACGCAAGCCCTGTACAGTTTAGCTACTAGCTTTCTCTGTTTCATGGTTGTGTCCTCCTGACAAATATTTAGTCAAAAGAAAAGCACCCGAAGGTGCTTTCTGTTATTTTCTGTTACGAGGTATAACTACCCTAAGCTGAGTTTAGGCAGCTAATGCGAACTGTGAGTCGTTTGCGGTTACTTTGTTTTGCTTCTGCGACCGGGTCACCCCAATCCTAACGGCTTCTACATTGCCGGACTGTCCATTTCAATACTTGTGACCCAATCGATCCTGTGTCAGGCCCATTATAAAACACACTACTGAAATTGAGTATGAAGGAATCGAACCTTCTTCCACGTTCCACGTACTCGATGCCCGTTTCAGTCAGGCTAATGTGTTTTATGGTGGACCTGGCGGGCACTGCCCCCGCGTCTTGAATCCTTTTCTGTCTACTTCATACAGTCTTAACTTAAATTATACTACATTTTGACGAGGCTGTCAAGAAGTCCTCGCCCAACATGTCTAACTGGACTATGTCCAGATGCTTGACAGGCAAATTATTTATTATCAACCTGTTCTACTTTTACTCCGGATTTTTCTAAAAACTCGATCCCCGAAATATCACGATAGCTACTGCGATAGTATACACTACTGATACCGCTTTGATATATGAGTTTTGCACAATCGATACACGGAGCATGAGTAATGAAAATACCAGCACCGTTACCACTGTTGATAGACTTGGCCAACTTAGCAATTGCATTGGATTCAGCATGAAGGACCTCTGGTTTAGTTTTAAGTCGATAACGCATAGATGTTTCAAAACTTTCATTGTCGTTTGCGACTACTACTGTTTCTTCAAAAGGCCATCTTTCGTAAATTTCTTCAGGGTCTAACCAGCCACCCGCATCGCGACTCATATAGTCTTTGTCTTCACAATCGTTGTCCCACCCAGAAGGCATGCCGTTATAGCCGTAGCTGATAACACTATCGTCTTTAACAATCACAGCACCGACTTGTAGTCTACGAGCGTGGCTTAGTTGAGCAGTGCGTTCTGCCCAATCCATATACATATCGATAAATTTTTGTTTCATTAGGCTACTCGCCAGATACTGTCAATGTTGTTATTAGTTAATGGCGATCCACCAGCGTAACTGATGGTAACATCTCCGTCACTGGGGTTATTATTCTTGCCGGACGTAGGAGTTTGATTGCCACCAACAAATGTAGCTTTGCCACCATTCAAGGTATAGATAAAGTTCACATGACTATACTTCCAAAGTACAATGTCACCCGGCTGTGCTGTTGCAGGTGTAACTTGTGTAGCACCCCATCTCTCTGGATTTTGCTTAATAGCTTTTGCACTGGCTGTTTGCACATATTGTTTACCTGAGCATTTTAATGCAAAGTTAACAAATCCCATACACCATGCAGTTTGGTCGGTATTCCAGGGACTGCCAGAGAACCCCAGTGCTGTCCATATCTTTAAGATATTTTTATTACTGGTCCCGCCAGCCTGGCCACTTTCTCTCCACATACCTCGACCTGCTTCTTCTAGAGTAGCTGCTAAGAAAGGAACAATACCTGAAGCAGTAGCAACATCTGTAATACCAGTTGACGTAGTAGTATCTTCAGGAGTACCGGGAAAGTTAGCTTTTACACCGTCAGTCGCAGCCGCTGGATTATAAAAACTATCAGGATTGCTGGTATAGGCAGTGGTAAGGTCAACTGCCGCAGCAGCCTCTGCTGGATCTAACGATGGCGGTGCATTAATAGCAATACCAACAAAGCCAGCACTGGTTCCAGCTTCTAACCATAATGCTGTTGCAACATTATTTGTAAAAACATTGGGGCTACGATACACATCAGCAATGTGTACTACTCCGTGAACTCTTGCACCTTGTACGTATGGCATTTCAATTCCTTATAAAAATCTAGGCAAATTATTTGTTATAGTACTAATATTTGCAAATAATGTATTAATAGTTGCAGTTGAAGAAATCAACGAACTTAAATCTTGCCTATACCAATCATAAATTTCTGTAGGGGCCACCCAATCGTACGGGCCGACATGACGTATGCCAGTGGTAGTAGATGCTGTTGCAATTCTTTCTAATGATGATGCAATTCTTTCAAGGTACGGACTGTAGTCATATGCGATTGATATACTTCCCGTGCTTGTAGAAACGATTGTTGGCTCCATAATAATATCCTAAACTAGTATTTACATCAATGCAATGCCAGTGGTGCCTTGCATATACTGATCTGCTGCTTCTTTCTTAGCTGCCATCACAATAAACACATGTTCTTTTTTCAAAGTCATTGTTTCTTTTGCACCAAGAAATACCCAAGGAATCATACCTAGGCCGCCGCCACTCATTGTGAGTGCAAGCGGTCTATTAATGGTATAACCGTGCTGGTCATCTTTTTCTAAACGTGCAATTAGTTCATCACCGTTGATTAACTTGATACTGACTACGTCCCCTTCGGACATTGGTTTTTCGATTAACATTATGTTTCCTTTTGATTAATTTCTATCCAAGTATGGTCTCCCATAAACTTGACCTGAGTTACATATTCGTAATCGTCAGGTTTTCCTGTGCTCCATTCTGTAGGTCCTAAATGAACCAACAGTGTTTTTTGTTTTCTTGTATCCCACACTAACCAATAACATTGACCTATACTTAGTTGAAACTGATATTCAGCTGCATGAACAGCATCAGTAACTTCTAATCTTCGTTTAATCTCGTTTGCTTGCTTTTGTAGCACAGTAACTAATTCCATAATTCTGTTATACTCTTGCTGGGCAAAATGCCTAGCGTTATTGAGCATAATATCTTTATGTTTAGTTACTGGAACAAGATCAAATTTAGGACCACCTGCTTCTGTAGGATACGGAGTAATGTTCCTATTAATGAAAGCAATAGTTATGTCAGTTGATGTCGAATCAAAACTATTTCTTCCCTTAGATACATTACTCATAGTTCTCCAGACTGAGCTAATTTTAACATTAGACTATATTGTTCGTACGCTTTACGAACTGCTGGATATGTATCACGCAGTGCTCGCTCACGTTCTTTTTGTTCCATAAGGGTTTCGAACATATTATAATGACCCTTACTTTTCATATGGTTGAACACCTGACTTTCAAACTCGGCAATGCGTTCTAATTCACTTTCACTGATCTCAACTGTGTAAAGAGTTTCAGTTTCAAAAGTTATATGCTCTTGAAGAAACTTGTTATAGTCAGTCTCATAATGAAATAGATTTACATTAGCCCGAGTATGTTTGTAGGCACGTTTATTTGAGTCAATGACTCGAACATTGTGTTCAGCCGCAAACTTTTTCAGCGTATCACTGGGGCTGGACATACTCAGTAGCCATTGGAAAGATTTCAGCAATTACTCGAGCACACTCACGTGCAACTTCCATGTGCTCTAGCTGGGTACCATTGCCGCTACGTAGATCAATAAAGTGAATCCATGAGCGTAGTGTGCCGTTCATATACAAGCGACTGACTGTGTTGCCTTCTGGTAGAATAGCACGGGCCTGCTCTTTAGCAATGCCGTTTTCAATGGCCCATGCATAATTTTCTTTGACAAGGTTGATAACCTGATGTTGTCTGCGATTCCATTCAGCCATTAATTCATGATCATCAGTGGTAACACTGTTCTGGCGATTCTTTGTATCCTGTAGTCGTGCTTCACGGATAACAAAGTCAAGGTCTTTGGTTGGATCTGCATAGCGTTGACTAAACTCCTGGAAGCTGAAACTACGGTGACGCAGGATCTGTCGAGCAATGTCACGGGTAGTTTCGATTTCTAAACAGGCTGATACCATTTCAAGTGGCGACCAATGTTTATGCTTGATCAAATAACGGATCAGCTTGTCAGCAGTATCCATGTTGAATTGGTTAGAGGGGTTACTAACCCGAGCACAGAACGCAATCAGCTCTTGTGCATCCATCAGACCTTCGTCGTACATTTCGCGACTGGGCTTGCTTGACGAAATTAATTTAACTTTCATTTATCTTCTTTCTTTGACGGTGTTTCACACAATGCTTCTAATGTCTTGTAGTGTTGATATGCTTTTTGTAATGACTCGTAGTGTGCTAACTTAGCAGGATCCGGAGTTAGGATGGCTAACCTCTTTTCAATAGTAGTTAGCAGGTCTCCTAGACTACGACCTTTCCATTTGATGTCTCCATCGAACTCCGCATCGCTAGTAACATGTAGTCCTGCATTTGAAATAGTTCCTATGTTTGTATTGTTAGTAGTAAAAACATAGGGACTAGAATTCCACGAGCCGTTAGCACCAGCACCTGTAGATATAGTATAAGAATTTTGACTCGATCCTTGAGCCCCTGTGGTATAACTTGACATGGACGTTTTTAAGAGATCATCTATTTCTTGTGCTGAGAATCCAACATTCATTGTTAGATCATCCTCTTTCCACTCATACTCCACTGGCTTGATTTTGGAAATGATTTCTGAGCTCATTAAATCCGCCTACTAATTGTTCATTGATAAAAATCTGTGGAACTGTTCTAGCATTGGGCACAGCTTCTAATAGCTGTTCTTTGGTCCATGTGCCTTCAGTGATGTTGCGTTCTTCATAGTCAATGCCACGCTGCTTTAACAGAGCTTTAGCTTGATCACAAATCGGACAGGGTGTTTTACTCCATACGGTTACTTTCATAGTTATAATTCCTTTGTGTTAAGTTTAGACGAAAAAAGGCCTCATAGCAAGGCCTTTTTGTGTTTTGGTGAAATTAAAGATCAGGTAGTTCTTCGTACTCAACTGTGTCTGACATCACGCCGATGACATAGTTAGTTGATTCATTTTCCTGTAGTGCAGTCTGCTTCTTGTTGATGTTTACATGTTTGTTAAACCAAGGGATAGGACTAAATTTAGGATGCTCTCCTAGGTACTTGATTCCAATTTCTTTTAGTCTAGTAAACGCTGTAAAATCTACAAAGTCTTTCAATATGTTGGCGTTCAATCCGATAACTACACCTTTCTTAAATAAGAACTCAGCCCATTCCTTTTCTTCGCGAATAACTTCTACGTATAGTGAATATACTTCGTCTGCACATTCTTCTTCTAGTTTAACAAAGTCTGGATCATCTTTGGTTACATTGTTGATAAGCCAAGCAGTCCATTCTGTGTGTAACAACTCGTCTTGCAGGATCAAGCTGATAATATTGCCGTTGCCGATATAGATCTTGTTTTCGACCATGGCCAGACTGGTAGCAAAGCTCACCATGAAACGTAGAGCCTCCAATGCATAGCTTGCGTGTAATGCCATCCAAATGGCTCGCTTGTGAAGCATTGTATCAACGACTTCTCCCAACTCTTTACGACAGTTAAGCTGATGTAGATCCTCATAGTAACGACCAATGTTAGCAGCCATACCAACAATTTCAGCCGTGTCGTGAATCTTGTTAAACTCTTCTTTAGGTACTCCATATACGTTCCTAATAATATGACTGTAGCTCTTACTGTGAATGTTAGTTTCAAAGAAACTCCAGTTACTCACAAGTGCTTCGAGTTCAGGCAAGCTAATTACGGGTTGG